GGAATGGTTGCAAGAGATGTTATCACCACAACTACTACTGCCGTAGAGGGAGGTATTACTGATAATGTACCAAGATTGGACTATACGGATAGTTCGTGTCCTGCACTCTTGTTAGAGCCACTACGGACTAATCTTGTGACAAATAGCGAATGGCTTGAGGGTGGTTTTTCTCTTGCGAATGGTGCTACTCTTTCATTAGAGAATGTTACTGCTCCCGATGGTAGTAATTTAGTTACAAAGGTTCAAGCAAATAGTGATGATGCTGGTCGTGCACAAGATGGTTTAGGAACACTTGGAACAAATCACATTTGGTCGGGATTCTTTAAAGGAACGGGTGTTGCTACACGATTAAGATTTAGAAATAATCAAGGAAAGCAAGTTCAATATAATATAAATGCTTCGGGTGATTTTAGTTTATATAGCGAAGATGCTGTAAACGGAAATTATGATATTGAAGATTATGGAAACGGATGGCATCGCATTTGGTTTGAAACTACTACAACGGGAGCGACAAGCAACTTTGTGCAAATATACCCCGATGTTCAAAATGGAACGGGTTCGGTTTACGCTTGGGGATTACAAGCAGAAGCAGGAAGTTACGCAACATCCTACATCCCTACCTATGGGAGTAGTGTGAGTCGTGTTGATGATTTTTGCGCCACATCACAAAGCGGAAATGCAGATTTTGGAAGCGGAGATTTTAGCGTTTTCTTTGATGTTGAGGATGTAGATGATGATGGTAGTGGCGCAACTGCTCTTGTTGGAAATAGACAATCGGGAGAATGGTGGCGTTTCTATGGAAATAAAATCCTAAATAGATTCCATCTTGAAATGAGCAGTAGTATTGGTGGTTATACTGCAACAATAATCGGTAGTTATGAGCAATTCGTGGATGGCCGTAATAAGGTAGTGATAAGTAGAAATTCAAATCGTTTGCTTTGTTATGTGAATGGAGTTGAGAAAATCAATAGTACATCTGCGGTATATCTTCAAAACTTTGATAGTACAAACACAAAAATTGAATTAAATTCTTGGAATGATGGTGCAACCGCAAATACAAATGTTCGTTATAATCAATTATTGATTTTCAAAGGGACTGCGTTAACGCCTTCCGAATGTCAATCCCTAACAACTATATAATTATGAAAACATTTAGAAAATACTCTTTTGGCTCTAAAGGAGCAGCCACTACAAAGATTAACGCTTTAGGCGTAGATGAGGAAGGTAACTCAACTCATAGCCACGCAATTGTTCATTTGGGCAATTTAGTTGAGGTAGAAGGAACCTATGACGAAGAAGGTAATGAATTAACGGCTCCAGTGATGAGTAGCACTTATCACTTGGACGTGCTATGGGATGGAGAACCAGAACCTTCTTGGGATGCTCAAATGGTTTGGTGTCCACCAATGGGAATACATACGTTTGGAAGCAGTTCGGCAATCAGAGAGTGGACCGAAAAATGTAAAGAAATTCGTCCAGATTTTTTTCCCGAACCAACTGAAGACGAGGTAACTTTGCCTTAATGAGCGGATTCGTTTACAAATGGATTGATATCTCTAACGGTATGTATTATATCGGCAGTCACAAAGGAACTGTTGATGATGGTTATATTGGAAGCGGAACTTATTTTAGTTCTGCTTTCAATAAAAGGTCAAATTCATTTGTAAGAGAAGTATTATACGTTGGTCCGCATTATAGAGAATTGGAAGAATTTATTCTTGAAGAACTTGATGCTGCAAATGATAAATTATCGTACAACCTAAAGAATACCGCTATAGGATTTGGAACAAAAGAATCTAATCCAAGATATGGCAAAAACAAAGGGGAGGATAATCCATCATACGGATTTAAAAAAACAAAAGAACAGAAACAAAAAATTTCTGACTACGCATCTACAAGAACTGGTTCTAAAAATAGTTTTTATGGTAAGAAACATACTAAAGAATCTAAAGAAAAGATAGGTAGAGCAAATAATAGAGATGTGTATGTTGAATCTACTGGAAAAACGTATCACTCTATAGCGTTTGCTGCAAGTGAATTAAATATCAGCGTACAAAAATTATATAACATATTGTACGGAAAGGTTAAAAATACCATAGGAATAAAATATACCAATGAAAAGACTTAAGACAGGAGTAGTAAATACTCTATCCTTTGTCAAGCTATCTACCTTTACGGTGAACAGCTTTGACGTTACATTGGATAAGGTGGTAGGTACTGGTAGTCTAACGATTACCAACCTTACTGACCTTAACAACCTTGACTCCTGTAAGGACTTCATTCAGATTAACATAGACCTTTTATCTAACGATATTGAAGGTGGTGAGTATGAACTTACTATAACAAACAGTGGTGACAGCTACAAGTATCTTACAGAGGTGCAAAGTTATCAATACAATAATTTAACCACTGGTATTTATTCTGATAGTGTAGTGTTGTCAAATCAAGTAGATGCTGAAGCACCCGGTGAGCAAATATATACTCAAGAAGGTGAAGCTGATAATATGATTGTAGTTTTCGCTACAAGCTTATCTGAAGCACAAGGAGTTATAGATGCGGGAAATGAGTTAACAGGCTCTTTATTGGTAGATACGAACACATACAACTTAAGTGATTTGATTGCAGGAACTTATAAGATGTATGTTAAAACTTCTGTTGGTGGAGATTATATTCATCATACAAATGTAAATGCCACATCTGGAACAACGAATAACCTGCCATTTGTAGCGTATCACTTAAGCCCTTATTACACTTCGGTTACATTAACAGCAAATGAATTGACCGAGGTTAAATCCTACGGCTCTCAAGAGATGCTTCCTGTAATTACTGGTATGGCTGATGCTACAGCAAGATTGCAGTTTAACATAACAAAAGAAGAGTATGTTAACGACTTGAGTGCTTTCTTTAATGCCAATCCAAACATACAATATGACAACGGATATGGAGCAATACCTCAATTCGTAAATAATTTAGACCAAAAACTAAAGACATATCTTGCGGACATAGTTGATGATGTAACCTAAAATTGTAAATTATAACAATGGGACTACTATCTAATATATCAGAATTTTTTGCATCTAACACTTATGTGCAAGCTACAGAGCATTCTATTGCAACAAACGAGTTAGAGAACTCTATTGAGGACCTTAATGGTCGTTACAAATTAGGACACACTCTTGTAGGTGACTACATTAAGTTTGGTGTTAACGATGACTTCCCAGTTATCCTTGAGAAGATGCTACGTCAATCTCCAGTGCATAGTGGTATCTTAACAAAGAAAGCAAAGATGGTAGTCGGTAACGACATCTCTTACTCTGATGAGTTCCTTACTACCAACAAATCTAAAGCTGAACTCAAGGCTTTCGTTAACCACTGTGGTGGTAACAACAAGGGATTGTACGAGGTACTAACCCACGCTGCATTCCAATACGAGCATAAGGGTGCTTTAGCATTATATGTTAGATGGAACAAGGAGCGTACAAAGATACTTGAATTTAAGTCTTTAGACCCTAAAGGAGTGCGTGTAGCGGAGCCGAATGATAAAGGTGAGGTAACACACTACATCGTCCGTAGAAGTTTCGGCTATGGCTCTAATTCTGTACAGCACAATGAGCCTCGTAAGATTAAGGCTTTTAATAAGTTTGATAAGAGCGGTACTGAAGCGGTCCTTTATGTAGGTAACCCGTACAGTGGTAACCCATATTATGGTGTACCCAGCTACATCTCTGCGTTCCATTACATTGAGTCTGACTTTAGCTTTGGTAAGCACATCAAGAACTCTGCGGAGAACGGCTTTACGCCAAGAGTATTAGCTACCTTCATCGGTAGAAATATGAGTGCAGAGCAGAAGCGTGAGGAGTACAACAAGTTTAAGGAGTCTTTCACAGGTGCTGACGCAGATAACTTTATTGTCTCTTGGGTAAAGAAAGAAGAGGACGCTCCGAAATTTGAGCCATTAGACGTTTCCAATTTAGACAAGACGGTAGACGTTCTATCAAAACTTAATGATGCCAAAATACTTACAGCCCACAACGTTACTTCTCCTACTCTATTTGGTGTTATGGTTAGTGGTAAATTGGGAGGCACAGGTAACGAACTTGTTACGGCTTACCAAATATTTAGAGCGACTGAAACGCTACCTAATAGAGAAATTCTTTTAGACTCTGTAAACAGAATCTTTGCTACTGTAGGTTATGACCAAATGAATCTATCTGTTGTTGAGCAGCCAATCAACTTGGAGAGTATTAAAGGTGCTAACACTGAAGACGTATAATAATGGTTGACGTAATATTCATAGACGATAACTACCTGTACCAAAACTTCCCTTTACCGAAGCGTATGGACAGAGGTGCTTTATTGGCATTAATCCAATTAGAGCAATACACATCAATACAAGACTTGTTAGGTACTTGTCTATATGAGGATATTGAGGCTAAAGTATTAGCAGAAACCTTAAATGTAGCCGAGCAAGGTTTGTTTAAGCTGGTAAAGTATACCTTGGCTATGTACTCTGCGAAGGCAGCTATTTCTATATTACGCACAGCTACTGCAACAACTAAAGCAGAGGAGCAAAAGCAAGACCAATACATACTTGACACTATATCTACTACTGTTGATAGTAAACTATCTTATATCAACAAGCGTATCACTAACTATATCCTTGACAATGCGGCAATTAAAGCAATCGCTACTGCCGATGGTTGCGACAATGACTTATTTGATGAAGAGGATACCTACCAAGGTGATGTGTTCTACCCTCAAGATGGCATTACAAACAAGACCTGCGAAGACGGAGGAGTAAGCTATAACCCGTAATGGACACTACAGATATCAAAGTACTTTTATTCAACGCCTCTACAATGGCACTGTCATTCTCCAACTTGGAGAACACCCTCAAGATATTACTGCTTTTAGCATCCATAGGTTACACCGCACAGAAGTGGTACTTTATGAATAAGCGCAATGGCGGAAAAAAGTAAATCCTTTATAAAAGAAAATTGGTCTATGTTGATATGGCTTGTTGCGGCAGTGTTTGCAGCGGGTGGTATCTATGCAGAGTTCTCATCTCTAAAGATGGAGCTACATACCGTACACGAAAGGCTTGATAAAAAGATTGTTGTAATCAACGACATAGAGGATAGAATTTATATTCTTGAGATGCACGTTGAATATGAGAAGGGATATAAAGAATCCCAAAAAGAAAAGGGGAACGATTAACGTCCCCCCTTCTTATTACAAGCACCTTTACAAGTACATTCTATTGGTGCATATTCGCACCACGTTACTTTATCTTTGTTCTCTTGTCCACGGTCCTTACTGCAAAGTACCCGCCTATGACTGTTACGCTTACCAGCTCCCATAATCCAATCCATCTTTCGTTAACACTACTAATACCAAAGCCTTCAAAGAAGGTCATAAGTACAAGGAATATCATAACAGTTGCAAGGGTTAGTGGCCTAACGTTTTTACTTAACCAAGAATCGGTAAGGCTATCGGCCTGCCAACGCTTGGTAATCTCTTGTTCTATGCTTTGACGCACAGCTTCTTTTTCTTCGGGTGTAGATACAAATCTATCTACCACATTGGCAACTGCTTCCACAGCTTCCTTCGCACCCCCTGTGAATAGTTTCGTTATTGGATTTCCCATAATTAGCTACCGCAAGCTTCACACTCTGGATTATCAATGGAGCATTGAGCGTTATCGTTTTTTTCGTCATTAGATAGTTCGTCTACGAAGTCAGCGAATGAGTCGCTTACATCAAAATCATTTTTCATTAGTAGGTCCAAATTACATCTTCATTCTTACTTGGGTCATCATCAACGTGGATAAAGTTTTTAGCCACACCAATACGATTAAACCCAGCTTGAAGAAGAGCGTTAATAATAATATATTTTTGTGTTGAGGTAGGTGCGTAGATATCTACAGCGTGTCCAAGCGTATGACTTGAATTAGAAACTCCTCCTACCTTCTCATTATGATCCGGAGTTCTGTATCCACTTGTGATTTTAAATCCAATAGCTGCGAGTTCACGAGCCTTGGTTAGCTTGTTAAGAAAAGCCACATCCATATTCTCGTAACTCCCGGGTTGATCTGGAGAATCAAATTCCGAGTATTCAAAGAACATATGGAACGCTCTTGTTAGTCCTTCCATTATTTTACTTTTTTAATTTCCGATGTCCAAGAAGTGTAGCACACTCCTAATCTTTGTGATGTGTCGGGGTATTCCTCAATCATTTTAGGATTACTCATACATCTTTCAATAAATTCAGGTCTTGTTTCCTTTAGGTTCGGGACAGGTATCGGCATTGTCGTTAGTATTAGAGTTAGAAAAAAGAGGCTCGTCCCAATAAAGGAAGAGCCAACCACTGTTATAATTTACATTTTTCTCTTTATTCATTAACTAACTTTCGGTAAGACAGCTCTGCGATAAAAGCTGTATAAATGGCGTATAAGGGATTAATTCCAAGATAACTATACAAGAGTAGGCTACACCAAAAAGAAAGGCACAGAACGCAGTTAAATGGCTTAAAAGGCAATACTCTTTCCATCACCCAACCATAGGGTTCAAAAATAAAAAGAAAACTAAACATTAATCCTACCGAACTGACAAGTATCCAATCGTTATAAATCTCCATCATAATTTCTCACTTAAATAATCATCCTTAATGTAGCGTTTTAATTTGGTAACGCTCTCACCATCCTCTATATAGGTGAGGTAACCTTTTATGTTGTGACCATAGACATCACTGTGGTTAAGTGATACTATCTTATTAGTCATTGTTGAGTATATAATACTAATAATTAGATTTGCAGCAGACTTGCCTCTCTTGTAATAATGCAGGAATTTTTCACAGGTCCTCATTACAGCGGCGTCGATCAACGCCTGCTTGAGTTCTTCGCTACCATCAGTGACAAATGCGGATCCCGCAACCTCTATGCTACGCTGTAGTATGAAATTACCCAGCTCTTCAGACAACTTACCCTCTTTCTCGGAGCGTATAGCTTCTTTTTCAATTAGAGCCTTGTCGTACCTCGGCATATTCTTCCTCTACTTTAGTTAATATAGTTACGATAGTAGGTAAGTAATCAGCGAGTTCTTGAGGGCTTACGCCAAGCTCAAATCCCAGTCGCACCAATGTAACTGACTGGTCGTAGTATACCAAAGAGTCGATGACCCGATATATATCGAGAATGAAATCTGCTTCATCTGCACTTAGATCTTCGTAGTAATTTTCAGTCCACATATTAATAAGAGGAGCGAAGTCTTTCAGCCTTTTCTGGATCAAGCTCTGCAATTAATTCAATGTATTCCTTTTCCCTTCTATAAGCATCTTGAATCTCTTCTACAGTAGAATCTGTGCCTATATAAGTAAAGAGTCGAGCCATCTCATAGAGATAAAGGTCGATTCTATTCTTAATTAATTTACAAGTCTGGTAGTTCCTTGTATCCATAAAGCTTTAAACTAACAAGGATTTCGTTCTTCTCAACATCTTCTCCATCATCAGCAACACGAATGCTAAGGCTTTTGAAGTATTTCTTAGAATCATCTGTGACATAGCCGTTGTCTTTAAGATAGTCCGAGATAAACTTAATGGTAATAATAACATTATCGCAATCATAGCGAGTGTTATGAACGAGATCAATCTTATAGGTATCAGCAAAAAACTTATCATACCTATCAAAAACGTTTTTAATTTCTGCATTGTATTCTTTTTTATATTTCTGTCTTACTGAGTAGTGGCGACCAGCATAGAACTGGTTAAGACTTGGAGCCTTTGGCAGCAAAAACCTTACCTCCCTGTAGTCTTCTTTACTCATATTTCTTTGAATTACTTATATTAAAATATCCCACCTCCTTATCTACGAACTGGCGCTGATTGAAGTGGGATGTCTTTGGCATACCTCTGGTTTCCCATTGAGGCTGAGGTAGTGAAGCGAGATTAAAAGCGAATATACCTTCGGGAGTTTGACAAATGTATACTGGTATTGTAAGGTACTTTTGCGCTCTCATAAGGAGCTTGTCGTACTTGTACTTCTCTATCAGTAGTTCGTCGTAGTGCTTGTTTCTACACTTAAGTTCTATATCACATTCATACTTAATAGAGTAGCAATCGTAGTGCGAGAACTCGTCACCGGACCATTCAAGGTCTTGTATGTAGTTAGACTTTAGGTGATTGAATAACTCTTTTTCATTCTTCTTCCAACTCATTCTCTTGGTGTATAGCGATCTTCAAGAGGATAAGGTATCCTATCAAGTCCTGCACAGTATCTTCAGTGGCGTCGGTAATACCTCGGCTCTTGATACGCATAAGCTTATCATCGATCCGGGCACATAGGCTTTCAATGGCGTTACCTCTCGAGAAGATGCCTACGGGGTTAAGAGCCGAGTCCCCGTAAGCAGCGTTCTTCTCTAAGAGTAGATTAGTTACCTCTTGAGAGGTTTTTATAATCAATTCTTTTGTGTTCATATAGTAAATATAATGAAATTAATCAAGTAATCCGACCTCAAATTTATAAACTTTTCTACGGCCATCATTTTCAATGACCATACGCCCGTTCGTTGGGTTAAAGAATATATACCGCTCAGATATTCCAGTATAGTCCGTTATGTCAACTTTGTAGTCTCTGCCCTTGATCTTGATGATGTTGTAATCTACGACCTCAACATCGTCTACAAGGTTGAACTTTATGTAGGCGCGAATCATCTCGCACCAACTCTTTCTATAGGCTTCTGCCCAACTTCTTTCTGCTTCCATTAAAATTCTAATTCTTCTTGTGATGGCGTAGGTATAACTGGTGTTGGCTTATCGGGATTGTCATAGGCAAATCGCTTACCCCCGAACTCATCCAGCTCATAGTATCTATTCTTTACTTTATCGTAGTATAGTGTAACACTACCTAACTTACCTACAATCTTTGGCTTTGCTTTAACAACAGTGATCTCTACTTGATTAGGCTCGTAAGGAACGCCATTAGCATCCTCAAGTCCATACGGACATCTCCATACATTTATGATCATCATACCCTTTCTGGACCACTGCATACCTCCAGCGATATCGTTCATTGTAGGCTTATCTACATAGGGTATACCATTCTTATACTTGGCTTGCTGGTGCTTTGTATGAACGGTAACTATTGTATGGTAGTTATTATCACTACTATGCTTGCGTACTTTAGTCAGCACTTGGCCAATAGCGATATCGTCTCTAACTCCAGCACTTACATCTGTCTTAATCTCCGTAAACGGATCTATAAGACATCCGTCTATCTTCACACCTTTGTTCTCTATCTCACTGACGCAAGTGTAGAAACCCTCTACGCTGAGGTCCTGTAGACCGGAGTCTATGATATAGAAGTGTTTGTTGATAAATTCCACTGCTCTTTCAGCCTCTTCATTAGAAGCAGTTACCTTGTCGTTGACCAGATAAGGCTTACGCAGATATACCCAAAGTAGTTCTGCGAACACTTCGGTAGGTGATCCAGTCTCCGGGCTATACACGGCCCAAGTCCAACCCGAATATTCTGATAGGTTCATCATCAGTTCAAATCCAAACTGGGATTTACCTTGGTGGGCACCAGCATAGATGTATGTGGTAGATCCCTTCTTTACGGAATACTTGTCAAACAGGGAATCAAATCCCGTCCAAGCTCCTTTGCTTACTCCGTTCTCACGAAGTTGTGTTAGCGAATCCTTTAACTCCTCGGCTCTATAGATAAAGTTTCTCATTGTTATTTATTTAGTTAATTATAAATAGACTTCATTCAAGTCTTCCATCCAAATTGGTGTTTTCTTTCCTACATAAGCACCGAATATATTGTACTCAGCAAACTCAATGCAGTCACTCTCACTCCATTCGTCGTTCTGCATAAACAATTGACGAACCACATCGTACTTAGAATACACTACGCGCCACGAGGCTTCATCAAAACCTACTATGCAATCATCATATCCATCCGCAAAGAGAACGTCCTCTGTAGGAGCGAATAACTCTTCTATTAGAATACGGTTTCTACTCTTCTTTTCCAAATTCTCTTTCATAATCTACTTCTTTATGTGCAAAGCTTCTACTTACTTCTTTTCTAAAATACTCTTCTTTAACGTGGAAGTCATAAATCTTTTTACCAGTCAGCTTTAAAGAAGCCATTATATTCATTATCATTTCCGGTGAAGAGTTGATGTCTTCAATAGACTTCATTCTGGTTGGAATCTCTATCGTTCTGTAGTTATTGATATAACCGTTACCCCTTTTTATTTTGTAGGCTAACTTTAAACCTACAAGGTAAATCATTTGCCCTTCTTCGCTGGGCTTTTGCTGTTGTTCCATTTATTAATCTGTTTAAGTTTCTTAGCTTTCTTCACCTTACGTTGTTGCTTTAGGTCTTCGAAATATTCTTTCTCCCAGTTATCTTCGTGAGGTATGTATCTCATTCCTTTTTAGGCTTAATGGTTTTAAGGATATCATTATCAATAGTAAGGTAAGAGAAGTATATATCTTTGTTATTCCCGTATACATACTTCTTTCTATCTTCTGCTGTCATATCAATTAAAGCAAATAACTCTGTGAGTCTTCCCATCACATCATTATTAATCTTAACCTACGTTGGTACTTTCGGATCAACAAGGCAGAGTTTGTTAATTGATTCTGTAAGTCACTGGTCCAACCAAACCTACTGGCGTGAAGGGAAAGGTTTACATTGTCCAACATAAGCATCTCCAAATACTTCTCTACCTCACGTATGTGGCGTTTCTTTCTGTTGTAAGATTTAATCGTACTCAATACCATATTCTGTTAAGTCTCTTTCGCATAGATGAACAATGCGGTTGTACAATTCTGATTTAACCTTTGTCTTTTTAGCATTAGCTATTGCGTAACTGCGTATACTGCTAATTACCCTTTTGCTTCCGCTTGTTCTTTTGGGTTGATAGTTTGTTTTCATAAGCAAATTTATTTGCGGTGAGGAGTGCAACGACTCATCTCTCTTTGGTGTTATTGTTGAACTTTATGTTATATAATAAGTGTTAGCACACATACTAAAAATCCTCAATAGGTGTACTATTAACATAGTTAAATATCTTTGGGCTATCTGCTTTTTCGTTAGCAAAGTGAGTTGCTCTTGCAGCACACTTGTCTCTTTGAACTTTAAGTAACCTATTTACTTCTTTTTCTGTGAAATACTTCATTGGTGTTTTATCGGTGGGTACTTCAATAATCTCTACTCCGCATCTATCTGCATTATCCCATATCATAGAATCATCGCAGTTAAGGATGTCAAGAAGGTGTGCTGCTTCTTCTTGTGTAGTCTCTTTCGTGTTATAAATGATTAGTGTTCTTTTCATTTTCTCTTTATGGTTAATAGGGGAGGTTTTACACTCCCCTTGTTAATACTATGCTTCTTGTTCGTTTAACTCTGCGATACACTTGTCAAGATAATCTTGACTTGTTGATGGTCTACCGAACTTTAATTCAGCAAACAATTCTTGTAGCGTGTGTTCCGCAGGATTTGTTAATGGGTTCTTGTGTTCCATTCCTTTTGTTGTGTTAACCTCTACAACCCCATCCTTTGGACCTCTATTCTCAATAAACCCTTTTGAGTTTTCATAATGTGTTTCATTTCCGTATGAATCATATTCTTTCCTACACCAATCTCCATTTGAGTTTTCCCAGTAGATTTCCCTTCCATTCTTATCCTTAATTTCAAATGGAAACTCTTTGATGTTGAGTTGTTGTGCGATTGTCTTTTTCATTTTATTATTTGTTTTTAAGGTTTCTAATTTCTCAAGCATATTTTCTGCATATAAGATACAGATGTTGTAAGCGTCTTTCTCCGCTCCTAACGCTCTGTCTCTGTTGTAAGACATTTTTTTAATCAACTCTTTTAATGGTGTCATCTCTCTTTGGTGTTAAAGGTTTCGTTGTAGAAGTGTTCTAATATCTCACTGATAGTAACCTCTACTCCATTTGCATCTATAAAGCAATATCCACGAAGGCTTATGTCAAAGTCTGTTGAATAACGCTTTAATATAAAGTTCAAGAGTAGTCCCATTGTGTACTCCTCCTTCTCAAGCATTGATTTCATAAGTGATATAGCAAAGTCTACATCTACCTTACTATCAATAGGAGAACGCATTTCTTCAAATGTTTCAATTAACTCTTGTATCGGTGTTTTCATTTCTCTTTGGTGTTAAAGGTTTCTTTATAGTATTGCTTAAATGATTTTTGTGTGCGGAAATCGTTATCTCCAAAATCTGCATCTCTGCTATCATCCCACACTTTCTCCATTTGCCTATTCTCTTCTTGTATCCAAAAATCCTTATTTGGAAATTCCCAGTGTGGTAGACGCTCTTGATATAATCTCTCAACAGCATTAATTAATTGTGTTACAATTGTCTCTTTCATCTTGCTTTTGTTTTAAAGGTTATACTTCTGGGGTGAAGTGTATAGTGAGGTTCACAAGTTGACCATCTTCTTGGCGAGTCCAACTAATTGCCTCTACGCTAACTAAATTAATTCCCATATGGTTTGGGATTACCTCTATTGGTAATGGAGATTCTGCTCCATTAAGGATTTCTTGAATTGTTTTGATTTCTGTTTTCATCTCTATTTGGTGTTAAAGGTTTCTACCACTGGAGCATAACTTTGTACTACTTCCCCTTTCAGCCAAACTGAACCATTAAACTCTTGATGCATTACTTTGGGTTTCCAAAACTGCCACCAGCGAGGTGAAGATTCAACTACAAAGGTTGTTTCTAATCTGCTCCATCCGTTTAAAGATTCTGTTACTTTGAATTGTGTTTTCATTTCTCTTATTTTTTAAAGGTTTCTAATTTGCGCCCATTATTATTGGTGTGCGCCTATTTTTATATGCTTAAAGTATCATTAATGTTACAAATAAGCAGATTGTAATCTGTTTATTGATACATTACACTCGTAAGGTTTTACATCTGGGATAGGTGCAGTTGTTATTGAGCGTACAACTCTCACCTTCTCTTTTGATATGCTTACACCTTTTGTTGGTGTCAACTATCTTGTGCAGTTTACTTGACATAGTGTTCTATTAAAGACACAAAACCCTATTGTTCTGTATCATTATTGGTTTCTATTTTCTCAAGCGTATCCTTCAGTATCACATTCCAAGCCCACTTGTCCTTGTCAGCGTTCCAAAGTTTCTCGTACATCTCAAGTAATATCTCTCTATTTGTCATTTTACCCTTGTTTTGTTACAAACAATTAACATTTTTACCCTTATTTTGTGACAATTTAAGGTTCATCGTTGTGAGGATTATAAATCCTTTTCTATGTTCTGGCGTTCTACATACCTGCGCCACATATTAGCAGCCCAAGCCCTTCTCTGGATCTTATTAGGATACACCTTCTTTAACCTCGCATTAGCAATGCGTAGGAATTGATTCATCTTATTCATAGTAATTAATTTTGGAGGGGAGAGGGGAATCGAACCCCTCTATTAACCTACTCCGCAGTAAAGCTATTTGCCTTTTCCCCTTTGACGTTTAAAACAAGTCGTCGTCTTGAGTGTTAGCTGCTGCACCCGGAGCTGGTTTCTTTTGCTCCAATTCAGCATACATACCACCGTCTCTCTTGCTTAAGAGATTGATGTTCACCCAACCGCGATCGTTTAGGTTGCCTGACAATAGGTCGATGTCTTTCTGGCTAAAGCCAACATTGATGATCTGACCATACTTACCCTCTTTAACGCGGGTGCTTCCTACGAAGACTTTGTCCTTTCTGTCTTGTGACATAACTAATTAAATTAAAGGATTAAAAAAATACTTATTCAAGAATCAATTTTGAGAGGTGATTCACCCTCTGTTCTAAACGCGCAACTCTCGAGTTCATATTGTCTACCGCTTGCGATAGATCGCCATTCTCCTCCGAGGTGTGCTTAAGGATGCCTTTGAGTTTGTTATAGTTAAAACTATACATACCATCGGCCATTCGGTTTTCGTGGGAATGGATGTACTCATACGCCATACGCTGACTAACACCCAAAACTTTACCGACTTCCGTACTTGCGTACTCTTGTTCCGATAACACCCGTGCGATCAGCGCACGAGCGGTAACTACCTTTCTGTTCTTGCTATTCTCTACGATCTTATCTACTGGGACATCCATAAGATTACAGGCAGTCTCAATAATAAATCTCTCAAGGGGACTATAGTTCTCCCACAATAGCATAGTACGGTCTAAACTCTCCATTTAAAAATAATTTTTCATATAAGTTAATTGACTTGTGCAGTTCCATCGCTCCGAAGTTTAGGAAATTCTCCGATGCTTTGTAGATGCCTACTTCATAAGGGAACTCTTTCTCTATAACGAGGAAGTAAAACTCATCGCAATTGAAGATCTCAGAGTATAGGTACGCTTGTTGAGCGTACATCCACTTGGCGTTTCTGGACCATTCCTCCAGCGGTTTAGCAGTTGTCTTTAGATCAACAAGGTATCTACGTCCGCCCTCTTCAACAATTGAATCGGCCTTACCTTTTAGTTTAACAACCTCCCCAGATTCTAACGACCATTCCATTACACCGGGAATCTCGGGTTGGAAGTCAAATCCCATAAGGTCAGTTACCTCACTTACCTTTTGTAGTTTATCGTACATCCCTTGGACGCAATCGTAGTCTTTGGTAGGTAATACTAACTTACCAGTGTTCTCCGCTTTAAACGCCTTGTAGTCGTTTCCTCTACGCGTTCCGTTCCACTTCACAGAGATATCTTTTCCTTCGAGGAACATAGAGTGTAGGGCTTGGCCTACGTCGAAGTACGACGCACTTGGCCAAGACCATTTACCTTGTCTCCATAAGTGAAACTTTGTAGGAGACTTAGTCATCAACTTCAGCGAACTATTGGACAGGTAGGACCTATCTGCGTAGTACGCCTCGTCGTCATTAAAGCGAGTAACATCATCCATTATGCAAGGATTTCTTTATTTTGTTCAGCGGTCGTGTTGTATCCAGCTAACGCCTTCTCTACTGCTTCCTTCTTACCAGAGGCAACTGCGGCTTTCATCTTTTCAATGATCTCCGGAGTAAGCTCTTTAAGAGCTACTTTAGTTTGCTTCTTAGTTGGTGCAGTAGTCGTACTTCCTGTAGAGTTCTGCTTTGCGATGGCGATCGCAACCTCGTTAGAACTTGCAATCGAAGTATCAATACCAATACCGAGAGCAGCCAATGCACGGCCCCAAGCACTTGTCTCACAATTCTCCACATAGCTTGTCTTGTTAATGTAACTACTGGACTTATCCTCTTGAGCGAAACCAGTTGCTTTAACCATTCCGTTCTCATCTGTAATGAGAGCTTTTATCACACAACTCCCTTCATCAAGGTGGTGGATCTCCGAAGATAGTGACCATCCCTTGTAGTCTCCGCTCTCGCGAAAGTACTTGATTCTTTCATTGACTTCAACATACTCTTTACCTTTGATGTTTGTAGTCTTAAACTTGTAGCGACTCATATATAATTGTTTGAATTAATACTCTTTGTGGGGGTTTGGTCGGGGGCCGGAGCGTGCCCCCTTTACAAACCAAAACCTTAAGATGCTCCGTTGTGCTTAAACAATGATTAACATTACTGCTAATATACTAATAAATTACTAAAAAGCAATACCAGCTATCTTTTTATTTAACATATTTAAACTCATCTGCTTCTCATAGTTGTCTGCCTTGAGTTGATCTATCTCCTTCTGTAGTTCTTTTACAACTTCTTCCTGTAGTTTAAATTCCATCAAGACCTTTCTATTGCGACGACTCATCTTCATTAATCGATCACGCATTTGATTGTTCTCATCCTTTAATCCGTTGTACTCAGAGAAGTCTATATCAAACATAAACATCTCAGCAAACTGATGGCTCATAATCTCGTAAGCCTTGTAATATACTTTTGAGAAACGAAGATTTACTTCGTGATTCTTATTGGCCCATACCACCATTGCGTGATGCTTCCCCAGAATTTTAGCTATACTCGTTATGCTGAGTGAGGAGTACTTATTTGCAGCAACCATAAATGCGTTGCGGTACATTACATTTCTTTGGACTCTGTTGTCATCAACGGCCCATTGTTTTTTAACGTCCTTCCAGTAGTGTTCCAACATTACCTTTTGACCCATTGCGCTTAATACCTGTTCTTTTTCCATAATTTACTTTGTTATAAACCCCTATATACTTAGTATACCTACTCTGTGTATACTATATACTCTCTCTTATAGAGAGAAGTATATACTCTATATACTAAGAATATAATATATACTAAGTATATATCCAAAGTATATATGGTATTTTAATCGGGTATTCTTTTTTTTTATATTCCTAAGTGATCACTATACTCGTCCTCTAAACGGTTATCGGTCCACAACTGATACCAATACTCATCATCTTCGTAAGAGTCTCTTAAATCGTCTCTAAGACATCTCTCTGTCGATGTATAGATTGAGTTTCCGTTCTGCTTCTTTCCAGTTCTCAAAGTATTGATTCCGTTCTGAAAGAACTTTGTAATACTTGAGGCGTGCTTTGTCAACACCTCTCTGTAGTTTAAGTAAGTCATTTGTTCGTGTTCTATGGATTGCCTCAAAATCATACAAGGCCATTAATATTTTTTTCTTCTCATCAGAGTCTTCTAACATACCAATGATCTCGGTCATCTCACCTACAATGTAGATCAGTAGAGTCATATCATTAGCGTATATCAATTCATCTGCGCTATTCATCTTCCTTTAAAGAATTATAATTCTTTATCATAAACAACCAGTCATCTCTGGATATCTCTTCCTCACAAAATTCTTGGGCTAAGTCTCTTGCTTTAGGACTAAACATATTGTAGGCTCCTAATTCTCTAACGAGTTCGTATGCTCTAAACTTCTCTTTCATAACTCCTATTTATTTATATATTACTTTCTATATCATAACCATACACAGCGACCTGTCCGCTATGAAATAGATACTCCATATGCTTGTAGACCTTTGTCGCTCTCGGTCTTTTGCAATGCTTAATGGCGTGTATATTTCTCGCACCATCAACGCTTTCTTTTGTGTAAAAAATATATCTCCACATAATTCCTATTTATTAAACAATACTTTATTCTTCCAATCGTTAACATCACCGGATATATTCTCATACTTGTAGTAAGCTAATACATCTACCATCACCTCGTCCGGCACATAATTCCAAGCATATATAAGAGCGAGATCAGCGAGCGTTGGTCTACCATTACCTTCGGTACGATTCCATTTCATCACGACTACATTAAACTCTCTTAGTGTATTGATTTTCATAATTGATTATCTTTAAATGTTTTGTACTTGATCCGAGCTACCTTCAGAAACAAACGCTTATCAACTACATTGTAGAACTGGACCATTGAATGGGACAAGTAGTTTCTTTCTAATACATCCACTATTAGTTCCGCTAACTGCTGGCCTGTAGGATCTATCTCTATTACAACCTTCTCCAGTTTTTTATACGCTTCGTTACTCTGCATCTCCGATATTATTTAAAGTTCCACAATCACATATATGTAACTGGTTCACACCAATTACGATAGGTATCTGCTTATCACATCCACCACAAAAGAATACTTCTCTATGGTACTCTTCTTTTTTAGACGTTACTATTTTATCCGAAACCATCTTAGTAACAGTTCCATCTTTCCAGTGTATTTGATATCCTTTACGATCCATATTACTACTCGTTTACAAATTCATACTCGTTACCAAATGCACTAACCGATACCAATTGCTCCGGGATAATCTGCATATACCGCTTACGATTGTTGTCCCAGATCAACCAGTTGCTTTCCTTGATGGAAGACTTGCCTCCCTTAGTAAACTTAGCAACACCCATACGACCATTGAAACTGGTGATCTCACCATTCTTTTTGATGTAGGTGCCTCCGAAGATTCTACCACTTGATTGTAGTTCTGACTTGAACTCTGCTGCGTAACCTTTAGTTACTGATACTTTAGTTTTCATAGTATATAGTTTTAGTATTTAATATAAGAGTCCTTAGCCGGGTACACCACATTGTAGTTTTCATCAAACATACCACACTCAAATCTGCGTGTTTGTAGCGTTTCTGCTATGTATATCAACTCTTCATCATTGGCCCACTCTCTAAGAATGACCTCTAACATTTGTCCGGCAGTCCAATGTTCCGCTTCCTGTGTAATTGCATTCACAGCTCTTTCCGAGTGCGAGTCGTTATGCAAGTCTATAGCTGTTGCTTTCATAATTGTAATTGTTTTGATTCCCTCCAAAAGTAATATAAAACTTCTAACTTGCAAACATTTCTGTTAAAAAGTCTAAAAAAAAAATAATTTCCCCAGATTCTTCGGGCATTCGCGTTATGAAATTTTTCAAAAAGTCCCCCAGATTTTTCGGCTTTCGCGATTTATTCGTATGTGTGCGCGTCCGTCACGCGTGTGGCGACAAAATCCCCGGATTTCGAAATTTTCGAGAAAATCGGCCCTAATTCAAGGACGATCTACTAAGGCCGCAGGCCAGTACTGGCAAGGGATCCGGACTTTTTCACTCGACAAAACACCGCGAAAAATAAAAATATTTTCGGTCCCTATGTCGGGGATATTCTTTTATACTATAATATTACACCAACAAACAACCGGCAACGAAGCCGGGCCTTAATTAATTTATAGTATTATGAAAAATTCAAACAAAATCACAAAGATCTGGACAAGCGAAACAACCGAACGCCAAGAGTACGAAATCGGCCGCGCCCACATTCAAAGCAATGACCCAGAGCTAACGAACTACTTTTGGAGATACACTACCAACGATTACGAGGTAGGCGGCCAGCTTCAAATCTGGAAAGAGCCTAACGGCGTTAAATGTGTAAATGATTTTGACGGCGCCTTTGATCTTCCTAAAGGCATTAAGACGCACCTAATCAATAAAGGCATAGAAGTAGATTTCTAAAATATAATATAAACCCGGGCCGGATCCGTCCGGCCCTCAATACCTTAAACAATGAAAACAAACAAACTACAAACCAGCACAACAAAACAAAAGAAAAAAAGCGAAGGCGGAACGCTGGAAGCCCTCGCAGTAATTGGCGCCCTTTATTTGCTCGCGTCCTTTATTTTACGTTAACCCTTAAAAAGAAAAAAAAATGTTTAAAGACTTAACCGAAATCGACACAGGCGCCGGGCTAATGATCAACGGCGAAGGCGAATTCAACGCCGCAGAATTAGACTATCTAAACGGCACCGGAATACCGGAAGGCTGGACCGCTAATATATACGGCCTTATAATAGACGTAAACGGCAAAGAGTACACAATACCAGCCGCGGCACTTGATCCGGACCTATTAAAGGCGCTAACCAGCAACGCAGAAACAGAACTCAATAATTACTACTAAAATTTAAAACCTTAAACAATGATCAACTTTGAAGAATTAGCCAACGCAGTAAACCCGAACCCGGGCCAAACATTAAAAGCAGCACCAACGCCGCCCGCGTATACGATCCCGGCCAAACTACTGAGCAAGGGAACAACCAACGCTAAAACAAGCAAAAACGCCCTTGAAACCTTTATACTTTATATGAGTCCAGCGGCCCAAAATAGTAAAGGCGCCGACCTTTGCCCGTTTCGTAGTAAAGGATGTACGGCCGCTTGTTTATACACTGCCGGACGTGGTAAATTTAACAACGTCCAACGCGCCCGAATGAATAAGAGCGAATACTTTATAAGGGACAAAAAAACGTTTTTAGCTCAATTAGCCTTAGAATTAATTGCGATTAATAAGAAGCAACTCAAGAAGGGAACAAAGGCCGCAATCCGTTTAAACGGGACTACAGACGTAGACTTTTTGTATTTGCTTAAAAATCGCGCCGGACTTGACGCACTGCAATTGGAAGGCCTTGTATTTTATGACTACACCAAAGACCCGTACCGCGTTAAAAGGTACGCCGGGACCAACTACACGCTAACATTTAGCCGGGCCGAGGATAACGAACCGCAGGCGCTTGATATCCTAAAAAATAGCGGCATAGTTTCGGCCGTCTTCGCTGAGAAATTGCCCCAGTTATACAAAGGCTTCGAAGTTATCGACGGCGACGCGTCCGATGATCTTATGATTAAAGCAGCGGCCGCCGTTGGCGTACTCAAACGCACCCGGAAGGGTAAAGGCATTATCTTAGGACTAAAGGCCAAAGGAGACGCTAAAAAGGACGTTAGCGGCTTCGTAATTACCTCACATCTAAACACCGGCGCCAATGCATAGTATTTTTGAAATGATCGAAGCGCGGCCCCTCAAAGTAAGAGAAGGAAAGCGCGGCGCCCACTGGATTAAGACCAACGGCCAGCGCATAAACTTAGCCAGCCGGAACCATCATAGCAGCCTAACCAACGGCCGGACCTTTATATTCTCAGAGGATCGGCGACACGTTAAGCAACTCAAAAACTATATATAAGCACCTGTAAAGGATCAACACCAAAAAAAGGGCACCCAATACGGGCGCCCTTTTTTTATACCCTTAAACGGGACCAACTGAAGAAGGAACGACGGAAGGAAAAGAGGAAAAGAGGCCCGAGAGTTACGCGCCCCGGCACCACCCCTTACAATACCCCGGCACCCCTTCACCGGATCCACACCCCCAGCGGACCAACTAAGGCCCCCACATTGGACCAATGAAACCCCTTATATACTCAGTGCGGCCACCAATGTAGGACCGACAAAGGACCCCGGCCGATAGTGACCGGACGAAGGAAGCGAAGAGATAACTTAGCCCTCGGTGTCCGCGGGGGAAGTGTCTATGTGAATGCCAAACCAAATGAACTTAAAATATTCCCTTGTATATACATAGTATGTATACCTCTGTATATATATACTCTTAGGAACTTAGTATATACTAAGGAGAACTGTATACTCTCCCCTTTAGGGGGAGTATATAAGGGTATACTTAGTGTCCACACTAAGTATATACAGGAAGTTTTTTAAGGCGAATATATTAATGAATAGATTTATTCACTATCTTGTAGATTCATTTAGAGCCTTTCTAAGGACTCCAATTAAACACTTCTATACAATCGTACCAAAAGACCAAGATATGTCCTCTAAAGAACTCCTAATAGCTTTATTGAGCGGAACAATGCCTAAAGGTGATACCAAATCAGAGATGTTTAAGTTTTACAACTCTATGGTAGGGAAGAGTAAATACTTTCCAAAGAGTGAGAATCCTAAGACTGCGTGTGGTAGTTGTATCCAAAGGGTGAAGACTTCTATTTGGAAATGGTATCATAGTGATGAGACAGCTCCAACCTTTAGTGAGTTGACCTTTACGGGTAGATTAGGCGCACATAATATTCCATTATACACACTTACAGATGCCAGCAAAAAGAAATAATAGCGGTAAAATAGTTAAGGGCCAAGGTGCGGAACTAACAGATCTCCAGAGTAAGTTTATTGACAGGATTGCAGAGGAGGGTATGGAGGCCTCGAGTAAGATAGCTCGGGAGCTTAATTATACTTCCTACTATCGGGATAGGAGAACCGTAGGTACTGCATTCCATAGAGAGCTTATGGCTATTGCCAACGCGGAGATGAAGAGTATTGAAGCTGCTAAGGGTACAAATCTTACGGCATTGATTAAGATACGAGATGTAGCACTGTCTAACGGGGATACAAAGGCGGCAATGGAAGCCATTAAGATTATCAATGATATGCAAGGATACAAAGCTCCTACGAAGGTCCATCAGACGAAGATAGACGTTAAGGCAACTATAGACCTTACTGCTCCGGATCAAGAGGATGAGGATACTGATTATATTGATGTTTAATGGAGATAAAGTTATACAACCCTACAAAGCCTCAGAAGGATTTCTTGAAGATCATCTACGAAGAGGAGCCTTTTATAACCTTAGCCGCTATGGGGCGGCAAACGGGTAAGACCTTTGCTATGATGAACGATGCGGTAATGAGAGCCTTGAATAACAAGAAGCACCGTATGTTCTGGGTAAGCCCTATACAGGAGCAGGCCAACAAAGTGATGAAGGACATTGAGGGGATGTTTAGTAACCACCAAGAGTTGTTTGAGCAAATCATAACGAGGTTTGATAGAAAGCATAACGAAATATACTTTTACAACGGTAGCTTTATTAAGTTCCGATCTTCCGAAGCGGGGGATAACCTTCGTGGTGCGACATTGGATTTTATCTACATTGATGAGGCTGCCTTTATCAAGGAGGCGTTTATCAACGAGGTATTGCTGCCTATGGTTACCCGGACCAATGGTAGGGTAGTGATGAGTAGTACCTTCAATGGTAAGAACTGGTACTGGGAATGGTACCAAAGAGGACTTAAGGAAGATAACTTTAAGCAGATAAAGTCTATTAAGCGGACATATCTGGACCTCAACGACCATAAGGTCGAGGAGACGGTACTGGGTATACGCAAGAGTATGACTAAGGCGCAGTTCAATCAAGAGTTTTTATGTAGACCCGTTAGTGCGGATGCCTTGTTTTCCGATATTGAGGATTCCATTACTAAACACCTACCTCAAGAGTACGAGCGGGTATACATCGGTATGGATATCGGGGTAGCACAAGATTATACGGTGCTTACCGCAATGACAGAAGATTATAAAGTCATTGATATCGAGAGGTTCAACTTTAAGGAGCAAGGGATGGACTCTGTAGAATTCAAACAGCGCATTAAAGACTTTTACCTTAAACACTTTGATAAACTTGCGGCGGCATACTTTGAGGTCAACAACAACGATTTACTCTTTGATGAGATTACCGATGATGACAGGATGTACAAGATGATACCCTTCCAAACGACAAGCAAGAGTAAACCAGAGATAATTAAGAACCTTATTAAGCTTTTTGAAGACCATAAAATTAAAATACCAGACTACGATGTGTTGGTAAAGGAATTGTACGATTACAAGAGTAAACGTAATCCTGTTACGGGAAACCTACAATTCTCCAATACCGAAGGAAAGCACGATGACTGCGTGATGAGTCTTGCTATCGCAGCATACTGTGCTGTAGAGGAACAAGACGGTGGTATAACAATGTTCTTATGATATCACTTCAGCAGCATATCAACCTTATGCAACACATTTTGTCTAAGGGAGATATAAACGAATACATAGACAAGATGAAGCCGCTTGAGGCCTTGACTTTTGTCAGATCTTCGGAACAGACTTATCCTATAGAGTCCAACACACTGAGGCCCAAAGACTTAAGAAGCGTTAATTTAAGTGTTAATTCACTTGTACTTGGTCAGTTCATAATGATAGAGCAGATAATAACAGGTAAAACTAAACTACCCGACCACTTAGTAGACTTAGAATTACTGAAGTTGATATGCCGTCCACATCATCATACCGAGTTTGATAATGAAAACACAATTGACGAGAAGAAAAACGAGCAACGTATACTAAATATGGATGTTCGTGAGTGCTATTGGATACTCACAGAGTTTATAAAGAACAGAGAGAAGACTTTATTTAAGGATTTCGCGGGTGTATTCTACGATGCACCAGAAGAGACAGAAGATGAAGAAGAGTCAGAACCAGAAGAGAAGACTTCTGATATGTTGTTTAATCAGCAATGGTACTGGTACTCTATTGTTAGGATGTTGGCAAACGAAGATATAACCAGATATGGAGAAATTTATATGTTGCCAATGACTACAGTATTGCCCGAAATGTCTTATTTGGCGCAGCGCAACAAGATAGAGTCGGCAAAGCAAAGGCAAAGTCAAGCTATGCGTAAATTGTAAATTAAGAAAAGACTACAGTGAACGATTTAGTAACTATATACGAGCTATTCAAGGCTTTTGGAGATTCTCACGGTATGATTAATGAGTTCAAGCTCATAGGCTCGTTAGAAGACCTGCAAAACATCGAGGTATCACACAGAGGTATGTATGTGAACTTAGATAGCGCAAACGTATCGAGATCGGGTAACAGTCCGATCTATGATGTTACTTTTAATGTAATTGTAATTGACAAGGTGCCATTATACGATGAGCTGGCTCTTATGAACTCTAATCAAGAGAATCTATTCGTTATGGGTCAATTGCAAGATTACTTTGGTCAAAACCTTTTAGGAGAGGAACGCTTTGACGAGGTAAACCTTCAAGGCTTTTCTGCTGACGATTACAATATAACTACGGCTACTGGAAACTGTAGCTTCTCTATAGGTAGAAATCCAGACAATAGGAGTATAGACATTTAATATGGATAACTTAGAGAGACGTCTTCGTATCATATTAAGTGAAAAAACCCCTCTGAAAGCGACATATCAACAGCGAGGGGCTTTACAATTTTACCTACAAGACCAATTAAACAAGGGTAAGGTTATATCTCTGTTAAAAAGAAACCTCAGCGGTCCTCAGAACAAAGAAGGTAGGCCTTATGACCATAGGGCTACAGGATTTTTAGAGAAATCTATAATGCCTGCTACTGATGGAAACCAAATCTGGACGAAGAGGTTCTTAAGGGTAAAGCTAACTGGAGATAGGTATTTAGGTTTAGGTATAAGCTTGGATGAATTCTCCGCTAAGATTGAAGCTGCGAGCTACGCACAAAAACTTAGTGATGGATTCTCTTCCTCTGGAGTGACTCAAGAAGAGATTGCAAATTGGATCTACGCAAAAGCAAGGAGAAACCCGGGTAGTAGATGGCAGGCAAGCTACAGAAGAAAGGATGGCTATAAAACATTTGATTACTACGGAGATCAGGTAAGCTACTCTGTAGCTAAGTATATAGCTAAACCAATAACTCAGAAGCTGCAAGTAAATGGATATGCTGGTAGCGGCTGGATGGAATTCCTTCAAGGTCCTGCGGGACTAAAGGGAGCGTTAACCCGTGCTTACGGTAGGTATCTGAAAGATTACCCAGCGTATACTTGGGCTACGATGACGTATAGAATTGAACAAATGTTAGAAAAACTCGAAAAATGAGTGAAGATAAAAGATTATCGGCGTTACAGAATACGCTGAATACAGTAGCTGGAGTTGTAGAGAAGCTAGCTACTCAGATGCAGGAGCTGAACAAACAGATCTCTCAGTTGGCTGGTAATTCTAAAAAATTAGGGACTGCACAACAGAAAGCTGCTAAAGAAACTGAAAAATCAGCCAAGGAGACTCAAAAGAGTGCTGACGCTACAAAAAATGCAAATAAAGAGAGTAAGGGTTTATTTTCTACACTTGGAAAGAATTTAAAGACAATTATATCTTTTTACGGTGCATACCAAGTACTGAATCTAGCTTTAACGGCATTTAGAGACATAACCGTTGGTTCAATAAAAAGAGCTATTGAATTTGAAAAGGCATTATCTGATCTAAGAGCTATCGCTGGATTAACTGCTGAAGAGGTAAACAGGTTAGAGAAAGTAGTATTCCAGGTAGCTGGATCTACCTCTTTAACTACTACAGAGGTTGTAGAGCTACAAAAATCATTAGCCAAGCTAGGATCTTCTGTTACGGATATTGAAAACTTAACAGAGCCAATCGCTATTCTTTCACAATCCCTTGGTGAGGATCCTGGAGGTGTAGCGTCATCGTTAAAAAAGGCATTGAATCAGTTTCAAGCAACATCTGAAGAAGCAGATAGATTTGGTAACATCTTCGTAGGTGCTGTAAACGAAACCGCTTTATCCCTAGATGATCTAGGTACATCATTATCTTATGTTGGTCCTTTAGCTTCTCAATTAGGAGTTTCATTTGAGGAAACATCTGCGCTTCTAGGTATTCTTGCAGACAACGGATTTAAGGCATCAAAAGCAGGTACAGGTCTTCGTAACTTCTTCACTGTAGCAGCCAAGGATGGAAGACCTTTTAATGAATTCTTAGAGGATGTAGCAGCTAGAGGTCTTAATGCAGCTGAATCATTTGAGATATTCGGTAAGGTAGGTGCTTCTCAAGCATTAGTATTGAGCGAGAATATTGATAGGTTCAAGGAACTTTCTTTGGAATTGTCGGACAATACAAGGTTGATGACTGCCAATGCTGTTCAAATGGACAACACACAAGGACAGTTAGACTTGTTATCTTCCGCCTATAATAAATTGTCAACTAGGATTGGAGAGTTCTTTATACAAAACAAGACTATAATAGGAATAACGCAATTACTTGACGTAAAAACTGCTGCTTTAGCAGAGACATATAGCATTTTGGCTACCGCTTCTGAAAAAACGAAAAATAATATCGATGACTTAACAGAGTCTTTTAGAAGGGTAAGCGATGAGACAGACAATATGAATATATCAAGCTTAGAACAAGCTTTTAATATTGTAGAGCAGAGCGGTAAATTTTCAGAGAGAAGTATTTATCTGTTTCAAGAGTATTTAAAGATATATAGATTTTTAGGAGATACAGAGCTAGAAGCTGTAAATGCCATTGAAGACAATCAAGGTAGAGCTGTAAGAAGGATTGCGGCTACAGTAAAGCTACTCATTGAACAATCAAAGGAAAGAGCAGATCAACTTGACAAGGAAGAAATCGCATTGAGAGCTAATGACGATGCTACTAAAGACTATGCATTAAGCGTTAGCAATCTTCAATCTTTAGCGGCAGCTGATATTGATATATATGATGATAAAATATCATTATTATCAGATTTGAAGAGAGAACTCAAGGAGAATGAGGATGCTCAAGAAGAAATAAGAAAGAAGGGTCTTCAAGCGAGTGCCCAAGAAATCGTATCTTATCAAGTTACAGAGAAAAGAATAGCGATACTAAGAGAATTAATAAACACTCTTAATGGCGTAGAGAATAGTGAGGAATCACTTAAAAATAAAAGAGAACAAGCCAATAAAGAAGAACAAAAGAGATTAAGAGCTGAATTCAACGATTATCTTGAAAGGATTAAAGAAACCGAAGACGCAATAGAAAATTTAAGAGTTGAGATAAGCGAAAGCGCATTCCCCTCTCAAATAGACTTGTTAAACGGATTTTTTGGTGGAGCTGAAGACATCATCGAGGACGCGAAGAAGAGGTTTGGTCCAGACTCAAAGTTTGTAAAGGACTTAATAAAAGCTCTTAAAGATACTGCTGATGAAATAGCTGTGCAGTTGCCTAAACAAGCAGGCGATATAATCGATCTTCCTTCTAAAGTAATTGGAAGTGTTATTGAAGGCGATGTTCCAGAAATGGAGTTGAAGAAGCCAGCGGAAATAATTGTAAAAACATTTTACGATAAGGTAAAAGAGGCATTTGAAGGATTAGATTGGGGCGAGGTTATTATAGAGGCTGTTGACACAGCTACTGAAGCTGTAGGCCAATTTAACGACACTGCTCTTGAAAACACAAAGAGTAGGGCTGAACAAGAGCTTGATATTATTAGAAGCAGATATGATATCGAAGAACAGATATTAAAATCACAATTAGATAATCAATTAATTACAGAGTCTCAGTTTAGAAAGAAACAAACAGATCTAAGAAAGTCTCAAATTGCTGAAGAGAATAGTATAGATAAGCAAATCTTTGACGCTGAAAGAAAGAGAGATAGACAGAATGCTTCAACAGATTATTTAGAGGCAATAGCATCTATTATACCAACATTGATTGCTTATGACAAAACTGCTGATCCTGTAAGCATTTTAACCAAGGCAGCTATCACTGGAGCCTTAGCAACCGCAGCATATGGCGCGGAAATTTCTGCAATTAATCAAAGAAAATTCTTCCCTAAAAAGTTTGCTGAAGGGGGTGTGGTTAACGGACCTTCACATTCTGATGGTGGCGTTCCGTTTACCGTTCAAGGAAGAGGTGGATACGAAATGGAAGGTGGAGAGTACATTGTTAATAAGCGAGCCACTTCTATGCACCGAGACTTGCTTGAGCGCATAAACAAAAGCGGTAAGATGAATCCAACTGTAGGTAGAATGAAATTTGCCGAAGGAGGTTTAGTATCTTCGCCTATGAATGAAAGTGTAGATTACCTAAAGGCTATCGCAGAGGCTACGACCTCAACAGCTATAGGTGTAAGCAAGCCAGTTCGTGCTTATGTTGCAGACAAGGACTTGCGTGGTAACGCTACAGAACGTAGAATTAGAGATAGAAACGACAGAATATAATGAGTGATTATAATTTTTTATTTGGACCTGCTATAAATCAATCATTTTCCGCAACGGTATCTAATAATACTATAACACTGTCTTCAGGGACTTTTGACGTGGGTGATGTTATATACTTGCCACACAGCAATGTGTACGGTGTTTATGCATATTGTATAGACAGCGTTGTAAGAAGGTTTAAGTTTGATAGTGAGATATACACAAATGTACCTTCCTCTATAAACACCTCTAATGGAAAGTATTGGGAGGTAGGAGATGTTATTTATGACGATGTAAGTTCTTATAGAATAGGTTCTAAAGTAGAAAAAGGGCTGTACTCTAATTCTTACATCACGTATAAAACATCTATAGACTATACACTTTTGATAAACAGCAAAAGAAGAGAGTTTTTTACAGACACTGCAAACAAATCAGTAAAAGCCTTAGTTCTTGAAAATAACATTGTGTTTTCAGACTCTTGCTCTGAGATTGCTTACGGAGTAGGCTTTGCAGATGAGGATTTTGATATATTCAAAAACAAGTTTAAGTCTTCATTAGAATTTAATATCGCTACACGATAGTATGGATTTTACTTTACAGATTAGCAGGGACAATACAGTCAACAGTTATTACAATGTAGACTTATTCCCCAACCAACAGTTGGATTATGACTTAGATTTCTATGATAGCTTAGAGATTGACAAGGTGAAACTTCCGTTCTTCACAAAGATTAGAATACCCTTAACGGATAAAAATAAGACTTCTAATCTATTTGACTTTGACCCCTTCACTTCTCCAAGTGCTGATTTTCCAAAAGATGATTTCTACTTTAAGATTACAGTTTACGGCTCCTCTTTAAACACGGAGATAGCGGGTATATTAAATGTGGTTTCTTTTGAGTACAACTCTTCTGAGTCTTATATAGAAGTAGACCTAAAAGACTTTTTGTCAAAGTACCTTGCGGGGATGAAAGACATTAAATTAGGAACACTATACGGTGAAACCAATTCATACTACAGGAACAGACATACATTTGCTCAGTTCTTGCAAGACACATCCAGCGGTGGTGAAGCGGGAGTTATAGGACAAAATCCAGACTATACAAGACCTATATCGTTTCCCTATGTAGATTTTTGTAATGACGTTGATGGTAAATTTGGTTATGCGGCACGTCAGTTTTTAGAGTATGGACCTGGATTAAATAGGACAGGTATTATGCCTGTGTTTTCTGTTCCAAAGTTTTTAGAATATATAGGCAGATATCTAAATACAGCTTCTTTTCCTGTTAGTGTAGATTCAAAACTTTTTGGTTTAGGTTCGTTTTCTACAAACCCTGCTTACCCCGACTTCCAAGCTGATAAGCTTCATATGGTTGTTCCATCGCAATTACTTGCAAAGCAGGATGTGAACAGAAGAAGATTTTCTTTACGTCAATCACCCGCTTGGGCAGGTACTAATACTAATTTAGATAGCTGTATTGAGATAGATGGTACTGCAATGGAGATACATACTGATTGGTGGGGGAGTATGGAAACCGCTGGTAACTATGGTACTATAAATGATGCAGACCCTATATACACTGTTCAACAGTGGGGTGCTGAAAAACAGATGGGCTTTTACCCATATGATTACACGAACGGAATAGACGAGGACGGAATAAGAGGATTCTTTTGTCCTAAAGTTTCTTTCAATGCAGACATTACCATACCATCATCAAGTGTTACCATAAGAAACTTGCAGTACGAGATACCTGTTATTCAGCGAGATAAGATGGTAAAAAACATATTACTTTCGGACCCCGACACAACTATGACTTTCAAGTTGTATGTCGGTATATATGCTGATGGCACAATGAAAAAAAAGATACCATTACAAGATTCAAATGGTGACGACATTGTACTTGACACTACAAATGCTACTGTAAGTCAAGGCTATTCTGAAAAAGGTAATTATCAGCAGCAGTACCCGCAATATAGAAAATGTAATGCTGCAACAATAGATGTTGCAATTATAGACAATGGAGCGACTTGGAGTGACAAGATAGACTTTCCACCTGTAGATGTAAACTTCCCTTCGGGTCAAGAAATGTTTATTGACAGTGGTAGTCAATACAGTATCAATTACTTTCTTGAGCCTTTAGATGGCAATCTTAAAATAGAATATGTTGGTGCTTATTCTTTTACAGGAGTTTGGTGGAGAGAGTTTGGGATAACTCCTCCCGAAACCTTTGGTGTAGGAGATGTTAAGAAGGCAATCACAAGAATAGGTACTCCAGATGGAGTCGGTGATTACGGCTTACTAAATGTGAATTTCATCTCTAACGCAGATACATTTATATATAAGACTGATGATGAGTATTCTATAGAGGATTCAGTTAATCAAACGTGTCCGCTAACCGTATCTGACATCTTACCTGCCGTACTCAAAAGGTTTGACTGTGGATTGTTTTACAAGTTTTCTAATGGCGTCAATATATTAAGGGTGGACCCATTGTCTATCGTTAGAGATGGCAATGAAAACATCAATGCTCTTGTTGATGATTTGAAATCAGTTAAGATAACCAACGGAGGAGATAAGGCTAAGACGCTAAATATAAGCAACAAGAACTACAATTTGTATTTTGATGACTTAGATAATGATAATATAACAATTGGCTCAACTACTCAAGATGTTAATACAGATGGTATTGTAGAATTAAAAATAGACTTAGACTCTTCTATATACTATAAATCGGTATGTGGTGAGGAATCGGGAGAATATAATGAGTTGACGAACTATCAAACTTTTAGCGCAGCTCAATTAGGTTTTACTGAGAATGTATTTACTCCAAACAAGGACATTGGTCTAAGGTTTGCCTATCTTGACAAGCCTTTGTATAAAACAAATATGCTTGTCCCTTACTCCACTCTTGAAGGTTTTTATCAAGATAGTGATATGAAAACAGAGAGCCAGATAATATTCTCAAATGAATCCTTGCCTGTAAGCACTAATATAAGCGGCCAACATATCTTCAACGGAAGATTGTTCCCTTACAATACGGCTGGATGGAACCTTATGTTTGAGGATTTAAATGGAGATACAACACAGAGTTATATTCGCCTGTTCCAAACATCAGAAAAAATATTACAAAGTCAAAACCCTAAAATAGAGTTTGATATGGTTGTTCCTACAGTTCAATTAGCGTCATTAGACTTTTTCTTACAAACACTTGAGGCTACAAGATTTACTCAAAGCAATATACTTGTAAAGAGTGCTAAGGGTGAAGTATTTGATGATTACGCATACCTCACTATAGAAGGGATACTACAATAATTGTAAATTAATTTGATGGCTACATACAACGACTACCCACAATCTGCTACTAACAACGCCAAGAAAGTTCTTGAGTGGAAGAAGAAGTATGGTGATGAAGTTAAGGGAATGACTTCTGTGGGCTGGACTCGTGCAAATCAATTAGCATCAAGAAGAAAACTTTCCTATGATACTATTGCGAGAATGGCTGCTTTTAATCGCCATAGAAAGAATGCTGCGATTGACCCGAAGTATAAGGACACGCCTTGGAAAGATAGAGGCTATGTTGCTTGGCTTGGTTGGGGAGGAACAAGCGGTGTTAACTGGGCAATTAGAAAAGCTGAAAGCATACGAAACGGAACAGTTAAGGCAAGTGTTGATGTGGCTGACGTCCCGTGGGGTGACCGTAAAGTCAAGGATGTTCCCGCTAACAAGAAAAAGGATTGATTGGATTAAATCCTTCCCTAAAAAACTAAAGAATGGATAAGCTACCATTATTTGATATATCATTAGAAGACATCGCTCAAGGGATGTACAAGATTTCTCTTGTAGATAAGCCCGCTATTGAGGAAGACTTCATCCACTTCAACGAAGTTGAGAAGGTGCAGATGTTTGCTGATGAAAAGAAGAAAGAGGTTGTAGGACCTATTATGATTCCTAACAAGGAAATCCTACGCTTCTCACCCGATATGGGATACTACTATGTACGATTTACTGAAGAGACTATTCAGCAGATTATGTACAAGTATTCTAAAGAGGGACTATTTAACGCATTTGGTATTAACCACTCGTACGATACTGATGAGGTGGTTATGCTTGAAGTTTGGACCAAAGAGAGTGATAACGATAAGTCTGTAGACTATGGTTATAAACTACCAAACGGAACCGTATTCGTAAAGGCAAAGATTGAGTCTGACGAATTATTTACTGCAATTGAGAATGGAGAGATTAATGGTTTCTCTATTGAGATTAAAGCGGATATTAAACCAACAATTAATAACGAAGAACAAATGAATGAATTTGCTTTCGCCAAAGAACTTGGTAAGTTAGAGGCTCAATTTGAGGCTATGGCTAATAAGTACGAGGCAAGAATTGAAGCTTTGGAGAACGAGAATAACGTACTCCTTGAAGCTGTGACATCTGTTGAAGAAAAGTTTGCAAGCGTAGACAGCTTAAAGTCTGCTATTGAGATGATTCAACAGCACATTGAATCTATGGGTGCTTCTCAAGAAGAGAATGCTGCTGTAGAAGAAGATGAAGAACAAATGGCTGGACACTCTGACGAAGAGAAAGAGGAAGAAGAAATGAAGGAAGACAAGTACGAAGGTACTGAAGAGCCTGCATCTCAAGAAGTACAGACAGAACTATCTGCTGAAGAGGAAGCTACAGAAGCTGAAGTTGAGGAGCAATTTGCTGCTGAACAAAAGGCTGAAGAAGTTGCTGAAACAGTAGAAGACAAGACAGTAGTTTTTAATGGTATCACACCCGAAAAGGTGAATATGATTAATAACTTCTTTAACCGCAAGTAATTATTGTAAATTAATTAAACGAATCTTTTTAAACTAAAATAAAATGAGTATAGTAATCTCAAACTTGCCATACGGTGACAGACGTCCAGACCTCTTCATTGATACTATGGTAAAAAGCGCAGCGGTATTAAACCGTTTTCGCCTTGTTGACGGTGTTAAAGCTAAAGTAAACGTACCTATCTTTGACGCTACATTATCTTTCGGTTCAGATCTTTGTGTATTTGATGGAGCATCTGCTGCTACAATCGGAGAAAAAGAAATGACCGTAACCACTTACAAGTGGTCTTTCCTAAACTGTAAGAACGCTCTTGAAACTTCTTACCGTGGTCTTCTTTTGAAGAAAGGTCAGAACAATCCAGAAACTATGGATGCTGACTTTAAAGACTGGGTATTTGACTACTTCGCAAAATTGTCTGCTGAAAAAGCTTTGACTGTTGCAGGTACTGCATTGACTACTGAAATGGCTGCTGATGCTGCTGTATTGGACTACGATACTGACGCTGTATTGACTTCTGCTAACATCCTTGACAAATTAGAGGGTGCTTACGAAACAATGAGTGACGTTATGTTGGCTGCTGTTTACGGCGATGCTGACCGTGATTTCAAACCTGCTATCTTCTTGGGAACTGCTGCTATGCAACACTACCAAATTGCTATCGCTGGTCTTTACACTACTACTCCACAAGGTGTTGTAGAAGGTGGTGTACCGAACTACTACGGTATGGAAGTTATCCACTTCCCGTCAATGCCTGCTAACGAATTTATGATTGCTGCTCCACAGAACATCGTAATGTTGACTGATGAGTACAATGACGTTCGCGCTATTGATATGAAGTACGAAGCTGAACTATCTTCTGACAAAATTTGGGGACAGTTCAAGTTAGGTTTCTCTTACCTTAAAGGTGAAGAGATTGTCTACGCGAAAAACTTCGCATAATAATTAATTAATAACGGAAGGGCTTCGGCCCTTCCTTTAATACCTATAACAAATGGCTTGTAATGTAACTCTTGCTGATATTTCCTACTCTTGTGACGATGTTGCAATTGGTGGTATCGTAGAATTGCACGTTGCTAACCGTTCTGACGCTCTGACTGCTTTAACAAGAACAGACGCTGACCGTATAGTAACTGCTGCTACTGCTGTGACTGGAGTATCACAAATTTCTTTTAACAACAAAGATGGTTTCTCTGTCTTTAGCGAAGTAAAAACTGTAAGTGCTGATGGTATCGTTTCTACTGTACCAACTGTATCTGTTGAACTTCCTAAAATGACTGCTGACAAAATCACTGCTCTTAACGACATCTCTAAAGGTGGCGCAGAATTGGTTGCTTTTGTTAAGACTGCTGCTGGAACTTACCACGTTTGTGGTTTGGACTACGGTCTTTACGCAGGAACTGTTGATGCTAACTCTGGTACAGGTCGTGCTGAAAAGAACCGCTTCCAATTAACTCTAACGGGTGATGAGCAAGGTCTTTCTTACAGCATTCCTGCTGCTGAATTTGCTACTGCAACTGCATAATAGTAAATCTTGTAAATTAACACAAGGGGGAGTGGAGCAATCCTCTCCCCTTTTTATTTAAAAATATATGGCTTTCAACTGTTCTATTCTTTTAAGCGATATTGATATCAATTGTAACAAACGAGTTACAGGAGGTATTAAGAAAGCTATTCTTTTATTACAAAAAGACTTGACGATTACCTTTGACCCTATTGATGAGACTCAAGTAACTCAAGTAGACACAGTAGATACCGTAACTTTTGAGCATAACCCAAAGGACGGGACTACGACCTTTACAGAAAACAAGAACACATCTAATGGATTAGGTGTTGTCACTACAGATATTACTATCCAATCTCCTGCTGTAGATAATAAGGTTAATCAGATAGACCTTATGAGCCGCAGAGAGGACATCTGCTGCATTCTTTTACACAACAATGACACTGTTACTATCAGTGGATGGATGGATGGCTTAACGATGAACTATGAGGCTAACAGCGGTACAGGTACTGGTGAGAAGTCTTATGTAAATATTACGCTGAATACTGAAAGTGGTATTGCTTCTTTGGCAATCAATGATAAAGCGGTGTTTAGCGACCAAACCATATTTGCTTAATGGCTTATTTAATTAGCGGCGGAACGGGATATATGAAGGACGCTGTGCAAATTAACGCACAGCCTAAATACTTATATGTAAAAGGAGGTTACTCTGGCAGTTCTGTTTATTCCGGATATGAAGGATTTGGCACAAGGGTGCTTACGGATGGTGCTACCATAGAGTCCTATTCTTGTGTCGCTAATGAAATAAACACATCTCCCACAGCTAATATTGGCCGTGTATTATTTGATGCTTACGATACTCGTGTGCAAGCCGCAAGCGGAGATACAGAGGCAAGAAATTGCACTATAACAGAATTATACAATTTAAAACAATAATAAAATGTCATACGAAACTATTGTAAAGGAAGGTAACTTCTACCAGTCTGCAACAGGTGACTACGGATTTCGCTTACTATCGGGTGGAGATTCTTCTACAGCGGGAGAAAGCTTCCGTTCTATCCAAGCATTGGAAGACAGTGTGGTAACGACTACTACAACTGTAGGTGATGCACTCACTTCAGTTACTCTTACAGAGGGCACTATTATCTTTGGTAAGTTTGATAGTGTTGCTGTAGCAAGTGGAAAAGTAATCGCTTACAAAGCTTCCTAATGGGTTTAATTAACAGCATATCTCTCATAGCAAGAAAGGCTATCGGTAGGCTGTTGGCTATCGTTAAATCCTTTGTTGAGAGAGCAGAATTAGATGGTGCTATTGTAGAGTCACCAAAGTGTGTCAACAATGCTATTAAGGCTATGGGTGATGCAGATGGTGGTAGAGTATTGTTTGATGCATATGATGTAAGAGTTGTTGCAGCAAGTGGTTCTACAGAGGCTCGTACTTGCACTATAAACGAATTAAACGAAATATTATAATGAGCAAATTATTTGACGATGCATCATTAGCAATGATACCCTCTGCTTACAAGGATGGTAAGTTGTATAGTATTAGACCTACTGATGGTAGTGGAGATTTTACTTTTAGTAGGGGTTCAAATCTTGCTGCTACGAGGGTAGATG